GCACTTGACTTTTAATCAAGATGTTGAGGGTTCAAGTCCCTTATGGCACATTAAATATTAAAGAAAGGAGAAATAATGGTTTTAGATTCAAATGGAGGTACTTAAATGATTTTAGCAGCAGCTATTAAATATCACATAGATAAAACTGATTCAGATGTTGTTTTATGTGGTGCAAGACATGGTGATGTATTCGTTCAATTGGAGCAGCTAGGATTTGAACCAAGAAAAGGATATCAGGAAATTGAACAAGGTTTTATTGATCATAAGAACAATTTTCTTACAAGAGAAGAAGCATACGAACATGCAAAAATGTGTGGTCAGATATGTGAGAAGATTATTGATGAACGAGAGAATAAAAGTATGTTTGGTAAACAGATGATATCTGAAGATTTGTGGTAGGAAGAATGTTCGATTTCTTTAGAAGAGAGGTGAATATAAATGGCATGTGATTATTGTGCGTATCGTTATTCTTATGATTGTGATGATGGTTGGAATCAGCATAAAAATTGTGAAAGTTTTAAGTTGGATTGGGATAGTTTATCTGATAAAGATAAGAAAACTATTCAGAAGATTTTAGATAGAAGAGGAGGCTAAGTTATGGAACAGATTCAGGAAAATGAACAGTGGAAATTGAATGGCAACTGTGAAAAATGTAGAAGGAATAATTATTGTTCAAAAACATGTACTCGTCATAATAGGCGAATAAGAGCAGAATTTAAAGGTCTTGTTGCAGATACAATGAATAAAATGACTGGTGGTGTAATGAGGGAAGCTATTGATAAGACGGTAAATGGAATTTTTTGGTAAATTAGAAAGGAGATTTACATGAAAGGCTATACAGATTTTGCAATGGGATTTTTGGGA